TTATTCATCCTCCTCGAACTTATTTGCAAAAGGCTTATGAATACAAAAATATCTAACATAATCACTTACGCTCATACCTCTGCTTTTTGCAAGTTGAATTATTTTTTCCTTTTCCCTCTTAGATACTTGTACAGTTAATCTATATATTTTTAATTCATCTTCGCTCTTTCTTCCCAAAATTTCTTTTTCTTTAAATCCTAACATTTCCTAACCACTCCCCTACTCTCTCCAAATATAATCGACCATATATCGGTGATTTACCGAGTACTTTTTGGCTATTACCACCACATTACCCCACTATTAGCTTTTCTTATTAATTTTCTAGTAGTGTGGTAATAGTGTGGTATTTATATATCCATTAAATCCTCATAGTCTTCATTTTCTGAGCTTACCTCTGATACAACTTTAATCTCTCCTGGTATTGGTAATAATCCTCTAAGAACATCTTTTATATATGCAGCAGGATTACTATAGTTTTGTAATTTCTCATAAAGCTTCAATTCTTCTTTTCTATTTTTATTAAACTCTATAGTTATTCTTAATCTCTCCATAACTTCTCCCCTACCTTTTTATATCCTAAAGCATTTGAAAATAAATTATCTTCTATTATTTGAGCTGATGGATATCTCTTTTTTATAGACTTAAAAAAGGATCTTCCCCCTCCACCAGTAACAAGTATAGGACTTGTTCTAACCGGATAGCTTATATTTAATTCTTTGAATACTTTTTCTATATTATTTCTTATAATATTTTTAATAAATGTAGTATCTTTCTTTTCTCCATCTACTTCTAAACCATTTTTTATTATGCCTTCAGCATCTTCAATATTTAATCCTAAAGTATATAAGCTATTAATTTCATTAATCATATCATTATAAATGTTAATCATTCCTACATCTAAACTTGTACTTTTAGCAACACTTCTTTTTTTACCAGCTTTAAGCAATGCTATATCTGTAGTTCTTCCTCCAATATCTAAAACAATTAAATCTTTCTCTATTAACTCTCTTCTCTTATCCACATCCAACGAATAATATGTTGCAACCCCTTCTGGGAATATTGCTGCATCTTCAATATAAATAGTTCTTTCTATTCCATTTAACTTAAAATTTAATATTTTATTATCTTCAATTACTTCAATCATTTTATCTTTTTTACTTCTATATTGATTTATAGGTAATCCTAGTACTATTCTTATAAATTCTTCTTTAGTACTTAACCCTAAAGCTAAACATAGCATTGGTAAAAGATTTTCTTTAGATATTTTATCTAGATTAGTATCATAATCACCTTCTCCAATAATTAATATTTCATTGTTAAACTCTAATTGATATCCTGTGCTTATTAAATAATTTTCTCCTCTTGTAATTAATGAAGGTACTATTATCCCCTTACTTGTCTTAATGTTACAATTGCCTAAATCTACGCCTATTGTTTCCATGTTATCCTCCAAATACATTATTTAAGGCTACTTTGTTGCCCTTTGTTATATATGTATTCACGAGTATAAATTATATTCCTGTTTGTGAATAAAATTTATATTTAGAAATATTTTTTATAAAAAGAAAAAGGCCCTTAATCTTCAAGGTACCAAATATCTTCTACCTTTAGATTAAGAGCCTTACTTATTTTCAATATTGTTTCTATATTCCCCTGCTGCTTATTAGTTTCTATTTGACTATAAGTACTTGGACTTATTCCAATCATCTTACAAAACTCATTTGAGTTCATCATATATTTTGTCATTCTTATTTCTTTCAGTCTATTTTTAACCATACCTCACCTCAATTCTGTCAATTTATTTTGTTAATTTTTATATCCATATATATATTTTATTCTATGAGGCGATTGCTTTTCCTTTTATTGGTTACAATTAAAATAGATAAATTTTAATCTCCTTTTACGCTATTAATTTAAGATTATTTCTTTTCATTAATCAATATAGAACATGCTTTTAATATTATAGTCAATGCTTTACAAGCAAATATAATAAATACTATAAGCGAAATAGGTCTTATTACTAATGATATAAGATAAATATTCATAACAACAAAACCACCATTCGCTGAACTTAAAGTGATCCCCTGAATTAATACTTCTAATAATAATGTTAATGCGTAAATTATTCCACTTATCATAATTCCTTTACTAATATTTACTTTTTTCATATATATCCCCCTTTTTATTATTTATGATAACCAAATTAATACAATTATAATTTAATAGTAACATATTTTCCAAATGTAGTGTAATTAATTGTAAAATTAATTATATAAATATAGATTATTGTTCTTTGTGAACTTTTTAAAAGTTTCATTATGATACTTTTAAAAAAAAGTTATATGTAATGTGTTATAATCACGATATATTAACATTGGAGGTTCTAAAGATGCTTAATTTTAAACTAAAAGATATAAATAATCCTTTTGAAATGAGACAAGGTGAAACAATTGTAGATTTAGATAGGTATGTTGAAGTTTTAAAGGAAAATAATATTCCTTTTACTAAAGAGCAATATGAGGAAGCAAAAAAGAATTTAATTAATTTAAATAAAAAAGAGTAGGTTTGTCCTACTCTTTTAGGTTCTGGTTATAAACAATAGAAGGAATAGCTAAATTAAATTCTAACTATCCCTTCTATTGTTTCCGTATATATGTTTTATAAGATCTAACATAGATTTACTAGAATCCTCTGGAAATAAACTTTTAACAACTATAATAAATACTCCTACTATTTCAGCAAAAACACTTACTATAATTAATCTAAAAGTCCATTCTTCAAAACTCCATATTTTTGCCCCTTGTAAGCCTACCATAACTCCTATGAATATGGCTTCTATAAATATAAGCGCTATTAAAGCTTTGCAGACTATCTTCTTTAATCCTAACTCTAATTGTCTTTCCGTTTTCCATATATTTAATATTTCTATAAAGTCGGAATTTGAATTATTTCTAGATACTGTAGATTCTATAACTCCATCAGAACTCTCTATACTATCTAGCATTAAATCATCTAGACTAGGATAACCTTCTTCTAACTCTATGCACTCTTCATCTAAATTCTCTGTATTCACCATTCTTATATTAACCCCAAATTCTTTAATCTAAATTTTATTGCTGACTTAGAAACAAAAAATCTTTCGCTTAGCCATTCTATTATAAAACTTTCGCTAACACCTAAATTGTTTATAGATTTATATAATTCTCTTACTTTCTTTTCTGGCATTAGAATAGCTGCTGCAAATTGATTAGCTTCCTTTTCTTCAGGAAGTTGAGTGTTGTATCCTGTTCTTCTATGCATATCTACAAACTCTTTATTTGGATTACATCTTAAATGTAAAAAATAATGTCCTAACTCATGTGCAATAGTAAACCTTTTTCTTTCAAGTGTATCTTCTTCATTTACATATATATTAATATTATTATTTTCTTTTTTTATGGCTCCAGATACAGTATCATTTGAGAAACTATTGAAGTTACGATTAAATACCTTTATATTCAACTTTTTAGCTATATCTATAGGGTCTACTGGTATATCTAAAATATCATAACTAGATAAGATCTCATTTGTCTTTTTTTCTATCTCTATCTTTTCCATATTAATCCCATCTTTCCCATTTAAATATATTAATTTCCCCATATATTGCACCTCATTTTGTTAAAGTATATCCTTATTTCAATTTAATATACAGTATATGCGAAATATATGGTGTTATTACTTATTTATACTTTATCATTCTATCGGGAAATAGACAAGTATCGTTTCGGATGAATTTATACTTTTTTTCATATTTTTTTACTATTTTTTAATGTTTTTATACAATTTTATATTAAATTTCATATTTTATCTTGGGAAATAAAAAAGGCTAGTAAGTAAGATTTCTCCTACCTACTAGCCTTAAATAATTATAAATTTAATAATTTTCTCCAAGTATTTTGACCAACAATTCCATCTGCTGAAAGTCCTCTAGTCTTTTGAAACTCTCTTACAGCAGAATAAGTGCCACTACCAAAGATACCATCTACCCCGTTAGTAGAATATCCTAATGTAACAAGTTTTTCTTGTAATAGTTTAGTAATATTACCACTTGCACCTTTCTTAAGTGTAGGGCAACCTTTTAAAGTATTAGCTCCTGGAATACCATCTACTTTTTGATTTGAAAAACCTTGATTATTACATTCAGCTTGAAGTCTTGCTACCCAATCATCTGTATTAGATACTGGAGCTTGTACTGGTTTGATTATTTCTTCATTTTTAACTGTTGTAGTATTTTCAACAGCTTTACCATTTACAATAGCTTCTGCTATAGCTTGACCAACTTTATCATGTCCTAATCTTCTATATAAAGCAACATCTTCTGTAGCTTCTACAAAACAAGTTTCAACTATCATGGCTTTCATATTAGTATTTCTTAATTCATATAGTCCAGTTCTAATTTTTTGACCTCTATTTTTAAATCCTAATGATTCTAAAGAGTTAACTACTCTTTGAGCTATATCATAATTTGAGTAAACACATACCTCGCTACCTAATGCTCCATTATAAGAATCGTAAGCTTTATTAAAGTGAATAGATATAAATAAATCTGCACCCCACTCATTTGCTTTATTAACTCCATATGCTAAATCTGCACTTATACTTGAAGTATAATTTACTGGTGGTGTCACATCTAATACCTCATACCCTAATTCTCTTAAATATTTGATAACTGCATCTTTAACTTTTCTATCTTCTGTTAGTTCATCAATTAATGCTGATGCTCCTGTACATAATTCTGTGTGTCCACCTCTAACTGCTATTTTTTTAATTTCCATAATTAATTCCTTCTTTCAATATATTTTTATAAAATAAAAGAGAGCCTATTGGCTCTCAAAAATTATTCTTTGCTTATAAAATTTCTAAACATTTCATATAATCCAGTTGAAGCAAGTCCGCTTATAAGCCCTCCAACAATAACAACTGGAGTAACTGCTCCTGAATTAACAAATATATTAAATGCTACACCTACGACTCCCATAATTAATGGAATATATTTATTATCTATAAAATCTAGTGAATATTTAATAATAAAACCTATACCTAAGCAAAACGCTAAAACTATAACAACTACAAATTCATTTAAAAAACTTAAATCCATATTAACACGCTCCTCTTTCTTCTTCTAATCCATCAATGCGCTTATGCGCTGATTTTACACTTTCCTCATTTCTTATAACTCTCTCTTTAAGTTCTGTTACTTCCCTATCCCTAGCTTTATTATCTAGCCTTATCTCATCAACTGCTGTAGCTATATAATCTAGCTTGGCTCTAGTTTGTGCCTCCTCCCTCGTATCTGCTCTAATGTCATGTCCTCTATTCCTTTGAAAAGTAGCATAACTTATAACAGCTCCTGCGATTGTACAAGCTAATGCAATGCTTATTGTTTCCATCTTTACACCTTCCTTTTGTTTTTTATAAAAACCTTTCGGATCCTGACTTTACCATGAATATATTTAATATCTTTTCATAAAATATTACTGTGATTCATTCACATAACATAAGAGAATAAGTTGCTTGCTACGGGTTTTAATTAATAACTTATTCTCTTATTTTTAAACATAATAAAAGAGCCTAGCTTCCTAAACTCTTAATTGTTTTATTATGAATTATTGAATTTCTATAAACATATTTTTATTCTCTATGCTCTTATAAAATCTAATTAATTCTTCTTTAGATAATGCATTCTCTTTATTTTCAAATAATTTATCATTTGTATCAACAGGTATTTTAATTTTAGCAACTCCTCTTTCTACAGCATAATCTCGTAGTTTTCTTAAATAATAAGTAGCTATACCCTTATTTCTAAGCTCCGGATTATTAACATATAATATTTGAAGCTTTATATAATTACTTCGAGAAAAATTACCACTTTCAAAAAAATCCATAGTAAATACTATTTCATTTGATTCAAAGTCATATAAGCAGAATTTAACTGAACCATCCGTAGAGTGTAAACCTCTATAATAATTCTTAATACAATCTTTCTTTGTGTTGTTGATTTTATCTAATAACTTATTGGGCTCAAACATAAAATCTACCTTTCTTTGTTCCAATATTGGGGGTAATCCCCATTTTTTTATTTCATTTTTCATTTTTATCACCTCTATATAAGTTATACTGATAAAATAAACTTTTTGTAAACATGAGTATAAAATATCTTTAATTTTTACGAACAATATTTATCAATTATGAACTACGTGTATTGAATAAAGAAGTCACTTTATTTCCTCTAAATTCATCTTGACAGTTAACTCCATTACTCCAAACATAGCCACAACCTTGGTTTAACACATTTGTTTCTTTACATAAGCATACTATATTATTTAATGATATTTTGAAGAAGCCCTCCTCTACTGGTATAAAATAAAAGTTTAATATACCATTATCATTCCATACTTCTACATTAAAAGAAGTTGATGCAAAATCAGAAGTGTACCCAACTGGTTTTAAATTTACATTTTGCGAAGTTTTATCACCGATAACTGTTACCTTTACCTTGCCCGATATATTTTTTTCAGTAAAGAATAAGTTATCTATTTCTAAATCAAAATTTAATGTAGTGTTTTTTACTAAGTTAACTGTGGCAATTTTCATTCCACCCGAAGCAGGTTTATGACTAATAAATACTTTATTAGAGTATTTGTCTAAAATAATATTGTCTTTTATATATCCTGTGAATTTATTATTTTGATAGCTAAGTGTTTGTGGTGTTAATATTTGCTTTCCGTTAATTGTTTGTTTATAACCGTCTAATGTATATTCTGGCATAGTATTATTGTTTTCAAATTGTAACATTTGTTCGTTTCCACTTATAAATTCACAACTTACTCTACCACCATTACTAATAATTCCTACATATAAGGACATTTTACCTTTTACTTTTTCCCATTTTGAACTGTTGACAGGTGTTTCATTTAGTCCTGTGCTTTGTTTTGCTCTATATACGTTACCATCTTCAAATAATATAATACTGTTTTCTGTGTATGTTTTATCAGTATAAATAACTAATTCATTCCAATTACTTGATGATGGTAGAGTGCCTACGGTTGCCCTATTTTTTAAACAGTATATTTTATTATCATACAAAACTACATCACCAGGAATGTATTGTTTTGTTATTGAGTATTCTAACGGCGACCAGACACTTCTTAGTCTAAAATTCGTAGAAAAATCACTTATACCAAAAGTAATTTTATCACCTAGGTAAATATTTATATCTTCAGATGACATAGATTTGTTCTCTGTACTATATTGGGTTAGCTTTATAACACAAGTCTGATTATAATTAACTCTTTCGTCTACAGATAAAATTTTTATATAATTATCACTTTGTTCTGAATATAGTACACCAGTTTCATAGTACCCCATTTTATCTACCTCCATTATAGTATTTATCATACATTTTTTTCATTACACTCGTGTTTTTTACAAAATCATGAGGAAACCAGCCAAATATATAAGGTATATCTTCGTTTTTTAATGTTTCTAACATTCCAGTATAATATATTTCGCAAACTTTACCAGTATTATTGTCGTATGTTTGCCAATCATAAGACCAGTAGCCCGGGTCGCATAATGCTCTCCAACTTGCAATAAGACCACTTTCTGAAATATAAACATCAAGGTTTGGATTTAAGTTCTTAATGTATTTTATATTTTCTGTTATATATGAAGATTTCCAACCATTTATGCTATCAGCGATTACAGTATCCTCACCCTTTGCTGATATATGTGGGTAATGGTTTATACCTATAACTTTTAAACTATCAATTAAAGATTTATTATCTTTTATTTTCCCTATTGGGGTGTAACCTTGCAATGCGATAGCGGGTTTAACCTTTAAAACATTTGTACAAAGTGCTGAAGCACTAGTTAATGCCGTTGTTAAATAATTATTTGACAAATCATCTGTTCTTTCATTCCACATAAATAATGTTTCATAATTAACCACTTTGAAAATATTGTGTAATCTTATTAGTAAATTTTCTAATTTACTATAGAATGACCCATCTATTGTATCAATATTCTTGAAATGTAATTTTATTGATGGAATAGATAACCCATTTTCCATACAGTAATTTATTGTACCGTTTAAAAGACTTAAATCGTCTTCTATTTCAAATGTACCACCCTCTTCATTAACATACATGCAACAAATAAATGAAGTTATCCCAATTTCTTTAAATTTATTTAGCATTGCTATTTCATCTTCTAAGGTTGTACAATCACTACATGCTGAACCTATAGCACTAAAGCCGAATGTTGCCTTACACTTTCTTAAACCGTTATTATAAATTTTAGTAATCTCATCTTTAGCATACTGAATACTATTATCCAATTGTTCGCTAAAGTTTTCTTGTTTTTCTTCATTTGCTTCTAACCTATCATTAAGAGTATTATGTGTTCCTCTTGCTAATTTAACCTCCATATTAGCATTGTCATGATCTATAGATGCAGTATTATAACATTCCTCTATAGCATCATGTATTGCTTGTCTTACATCTTTTCCAAACACAGCGCTTTTTATTTGATTTAAATAATTTTGTATACTAGCCATTTACTACCTCCTCTAAAACCGTTATTCTATCACTATTTTCTTTAATAGTTTTATTCATCTCTACTATGTTTTCATTTACTTGTAATATTGTAGAATTTATATTTGTTAAATCCTCACTTATAGCTTGTACTGTTTCAGATAATAAAGTAATTGATTCAACCATAGCAGCTATTGTTCCACTTGTATTATTACCCAAGTTTATTACCTCCTCACTTACTTTATTAACACTTTTAGCTGTTGTATTTGCTAATGCAGAAACATTTTTAATCTCTAATTTAGTGGATGTAATATCTTTACTTATAGAATTTATTTTATTTGTCTGTTTTTCCATTTCTAATTGATAATCTTTAATATCTATTTGTTTATCACCTAAAGTTATACTAGATGATTCTGGAGAAGATATATCAATTGTTTTTTCTATTATTCTTACGTTATAATCAATGTCTAGTAATTCATGTTTTAAAGGATAATAATTACCTACTTCAAAACTATCTATATCTAATCCTATAAGACTTAAATCTAAAGCATTGATTTTATTAGTTATAGATATTTTTTGTGATTTAAGATAATTCTTGCCTTTAGTTAATAATGCAGCTGGAGTTGTAACTTCATCCCAAGTAACAATTCCTTCTATTATCCCAAATTCTTCTATTGCATCAATATCATCTAAATAATTTATTCCAGCATTAACACTTGAAATTGTTAACCTTTCCTCTGTGTCAACCTCATTTCCTTCTTCATCAGTTATACTTAACTTTGTTCCAAGTGGAATTAATCTAGTATAATAAGTCGTAGGATCCTTTTCATTGCTTATATCTTTAATATTTTTCCCTAATCTTAATGCAGTAGTACAGGTAGTTCCTATCTCAGTTAAATAATCTAAATATCTAATATTACCTTCATATCTTATTTGAAGCTCTCCACCTAATGTATCTAGTAAATCATCATTAATATTTTTCCAGGTAGTATCATAAGCAAGATATTTATATAAATTATCAGTAGTATTAGTTACTGTAACTTCACCCAATTCAAATCTTTTGAATTCTTCCACTTTAGAATTATGGTTATCTAAAATTAGTTTTAAATAACCCTTAGGTGTAATATTATGATATTTTCCATACAACTGATTGCTATCTATTAAATATGCTAATTCACTTTCACAAACAAAATTTTTACTTATTACTCCTGAACTACTCATTTCACCTACTAGTTTTAATACCCTCCCCCTAAATTCATATTTATTAGTTTTAGTATTATAAACATTAATTAATGTTTTTAGTGGCTTAATCAAATTATACCCCTCATTATTATGAAAAATATTAAAAGTGAAACTATCAATACAGTTTATTCCCTTCTTAATAGTCCCACTTATTCTATTAGCTTTATTACTTGTAGAAACATGATTTATAATAGTTTCTACACCATCATTTATTATTTTTACGAGATACATTACAATACCTCCTTAAACCATTTAAATTCTATAGTACCATTACCTTTTAATAATAAATTATTTTCTCCTTTATCTAATTTAAAATCAAAAGATTTCATTTCTCCTGGAACAAATCTATATGTGATGTTATTTTTTATTATTTCAAAATTATTATCACATATAATAGTTGGATATACTCCTACTGCACTATTATTGTATAAAGTAATAGATTCATTTTCTATAACATTAAACTTAGTGTTTTGGACTATATCAAGTTCAAAATTAAATTCATTCCATATATCATGACCATCTTGAAGTGTAGATATTTTAAATGGATATGCTGTGAAGCTAACTGTTAATTGAGCATAATTATAAAAGCTTTCATCATAATCTATACCAGTACATTCTGCTAAAAAATAAAATCCTGGAATTTGATCATCATATAACTTTGATTGAATACCATCATAAAGCCATTCAATTATTTTAATTTTTAACATATTTAATTTAACTTTATCTTTTTTAGGAAGGCTAAACGTATATGTTATTTCTCTTTCATCATAAGTTTGTTCTCCATATAATAAAGAAAAATCATAAGAACCATTCATGAAAGGAACAGTATCTTTGATTTTTCTTTTTGAGGGAATACTTATAGATCTGGATAATATTTTAATTCCAAAGTCATTATAGCTATGTTTATTATCTTTTTTTATACCTAACATTTATACAAGCACCCCTCTTTTACTTAAATTTAATCTATTTCCTCCTACTATATCAGAATACGGTGCAATTGTTTCAGCAACAACTTTGCCATCTAATACAGTTTGTAATATGAATGTTCCACCATTTGAAAGTATATTTTCAGTTTCTCTGTTCGGTATAACTTGTGAACCTCTAGGCATTGATACTAGCTCTGGGCCTTGTTCCCCTACTATGGCAAGTCCCCCTTTAAAATAATCAGTTCCTTTAGCCAACATAGGAATTTCCGATATATTAAATCCCTTTCCACCCAACCCTGGTACAAAGTCGGGAACTTTTATTTTATTTATTCCTCTTATGAACACATTAATTGAGCTTATTATTGCATTAATTCCTCCTTTTACGAAGCTTGTTATCCCTTGCCACACACCAGATACTATATTGCTTATACCTTCCCAGCATTTACTCCAGTTTCCTGTAAGTAATCCCGTAAGTGTTTGGAATATACCTTGAAGTACTTTAGATGCCCCACTAACAACTCCTGCTACAGTATCCCAAACATTTTTAATTTTACTAACTATTAAATCTCCAAAATTATCCCATATAAATTTAATTGCGCTAGTTACTGCTGTAAATATACCTTTTACTATTTCAAAACCAAGAGATACTATTGTTGAAATCTTATCTAATGCAATAGATATTATTGTTAATATAAAGTCCCAAGCAGCAGAAATTGTTTCCTTTAATTGTGCAAGTATTGGTTGTAATGTTTCCCATACATATTGCCATGCTGTTACTATTGCATTCCAAATATTATTTAAAATTGGTATTATTGTAGTTAAAATAAAGTTCCATGAGTCTACTATAAATGCTTTTATTGATTCTATATAAGGTTGTAACATAGTTGTTACATCAACCCAGCATTGAAGTATTACAGTTTTTAAGTATTCTAATATAGGTGCCATAAATTGAACTATTGCATTCCATGTATTAATAAAGAAATTCTTGAAATCTTCATTTGTATTCCATAAATACATGAACCCAGCAACTAATGCAGCTACTCCAGCAATAACCAATAAAACAATTCCTCCTGGTCCAAATACAGCAGTCATTATAGCTCCTACCCCTTTAGTTCCAGCTTGTACTGCTTTTAATGCTCCTGATACACCTTTGCCCCATTTTGCAATACTTGCTCCAACTGTAAGCATTTTACCTATCATTAAAAGTAAAGGCCCGATTGAAGCAGCTACAGCTCCTATTGTTAATATTAACTTTCTAGTTCCTTCATCTAAGTTACTAAACTTTTGAACAACTCCTGTTATTTTTTCAACTACTTTTGTTAACATTGGAATTAAAACCTCTCCAAATGATATTGCAACTCCTTCAAGTGCTGATTTTAATTGAGTTATTTTACCATTTAAATTATCTTGCATAGTATCTGCCATCGTTTTGGCTGAACCATCACAATTATAAATTGCATTAGTCAACTTTTCAAAATCTGCATCACTTGCATTTATTATTGATAACATACCAGCTAATGCTTCTTTACCAAATAGTGTAGATGCAGCTGCTCCTTGCGTTGCTTCATCTAGTCCACCCATTTTTTCTCTTAGCATAATCATAACTTCTTTTAATGATTTCATAGAGCCATCTGCATTAGTTAATGATATCCCATATTCCTCCATAACTCCAGCCATAGAGTTAGTTGGTGCCAACATATTGGTTAATGCTGTTTTTAAAGAAGTACCTGATTGACTTCCTTTTATACCTGCATTTGCCATTAATGATAATGCAATAGAAGCATCTTCTGCAGAATATCCCATTGATCCACAAAGTGGTGCAACATATTTAAATGATTCTCCTAACATAGATACGTTCGTATTTGCATTAGATGATGCACTTGCTAATATATCAGCAAACTTACTACTATCTTTAGCCGACATTCCAAATGCCGTTAAAGCATCTGTACAAATATCACTTACAGTCGATAATTCTTCACCTGAAGCAGCTGCAAGATTCATTATACCGCTAATACCATCCAGCATATCTTCTGTTTTCCAACCAGCCATAGCCATATATTGAAACGCTTCAGCTGATTCAGAAGCACTATATTTTGTAGTAGCTCCCATCTCTTTAGCTTTTTCAGTTAATTTTTCAAGATCATCTCCAGTAGCTCCACTTATAGCAGCAACTTTACTCATACTTTCTTGAAAGTTCGCCGTAACACTAACTACAGTAGCACCTAGTCCAACTAACGGAGTAGTTATTCCAATTGTAAGTGTCTTCCCTATATCAGTTATCTGTTTTCCAGCAGTTTGCATAAATTTTTGTGCTTTTTGCATTTCACTTTGTAGTTGTGAAAAATCAGCTCCAGCTCTTACTAAGAGGTTCTTAATTATTGCCAATAACCTCACCTCCCATCATTGCATTTAATCTTTTAACTACTTCTAACATTTGTTCATTTGTTTGCTTTTTCTTTTCTTTCAATAAATCTTTAAGTTTTGGAAGTTTCTTCATTCGTGCAAAAGATTCAGTATAATAAGCTTGTATTAATATTTCTTTAGAACGTTCTTTCTCTCTATCTTCAAATGCTTCTATAGATATAAATAATTCTAAAGGAGTCATATCCCAAAAATCTTTTAAAGAAATCCCTATCCTAGTGGCTATTTTCATGCAGTTTTCAATAGAAAACTCTTGAGTATCTCCACTATTATTTACTTTTTTTCTTGAACTTGAACTCCGAATGCATCTTGCATTATTTGGGGAATTAATTCTATTGCTCCTTTAATTCCTAAGTGAGCATCTAATAATTCTATTGTTTTTTCTAAAGTTAACTCTTTATCTTCATGTTTTAATCCAGCGTAATATATAACTGGTACTATTTGTTCTACTTCTAGATCTTCATCTTCAAAATCTATCTTTGTAAGACTTTCTCCTGTAATATTTTTAAATTCTTGCATAGCTTTAAACCCTAAAACTACATTTCTTTCTTTATCTAATTTAACTGTTGTAAATACCATACTTATTCCTCCTTAAAATAAAAGACTAGGATTAAATCCTAGCCTTAAGATACTGTTAATGTTGGTTTCCCACTTACTTTTATAGAAGCTTCAAATGGAATATTATCTTCCATTGGTGCAGATGTAGAAATAGAAGTAACTACCCCTTTAAATGCCCATTTAGCTCCTAATGATGGTGGAAATTCAATTTCAAAAGAAGTTAATTCTCCACTTTCAAACAATTCATAAACTTCTTTCTGCCCTTTCCCTACTGTAGGGTTGAAATATCCTGATAAAGAAACTTCTCCTGCATCCTTTAGTCCTTGAATAAACTCTCTATATCCATCAGGTGAATCAAGAGTAGTAACTTCTATTGTATCTGCTGATAGCTCCATTCCTCCTATTTCAGTTAATTCTGCAACAGTTTTTTTACTATCTTCAGTACCAATATTAAATTTAGTACCCATACCTTTAGTCGCCATATTATTCCTCCTTGTAATTAACAGTTAATAATAAACTGCTTTTATATGCATTAGGTTGATAAATATATTCATCTCCTAATTCTTCTAAATCTAAATTGTTTATTCGTGGTCCATCGCCACCTATTCTATTAAAAAGAATTCCTATTAATTTCTTTTTAATTTCAACTTCTAATTCATCTAATTTTTGATAATCCTCTGAAATTAAAACTAGTTCATATGTAGCTTCAATATCAGTAATTATTCCTGATAAATCTTTTAGGAATTTACTTCTACTTTTTCTATAAACTAAAAAAGGAGGTTTAACCCCCTCCGGTGCTACAATTGGATACACTCTTTTATTTAATCCAGTAATAGCTTTTAGTTCTGTTCTTAAGCCATTATCAAAAGTTATTTTAATCACCTGCTTATAATTTATCAATTTCATCAGCTAAAGTTTTAACAATAGCATTTTCAATTTGACTTTTATTATCTGTTAATGAATTGTGCAAAAATTTAAATCCTGGGACATATCCTCCACTTTTTGTCTTGAATCCATATTCAATACTTGCTGGATAATATGCTCTTTTTCCTGCTTTTGAAGTTTTAACAAAGACATCGTTATATGAAGGATCTGGCCATAAATCATAAACTTTTTTACCTTTTATCTTAGTTTTTTCTGCTTTTTCTTTAATAGCTTTTCTAAGATAACCAGTTTGGTCAACCCATCTTCCATTTTTAGCACTTTTCTTTGCTATTTGAATTCCTTTTTTAGCAGCTTTATTAACACATTTTTGTGGTAATTCTCCTGCCTTTTTTATAGTTTCAATAACTTCATCAAGCCCTTCAACTATTACTCTATTTGACATTACATTAACTCCCTACACATAAGTTGTAAAATAGCATTTTTTTCATACTCATTTATAACTGATACTATATTAAAAATCCTATCTTTATATAAAATTCTCATATCTGGAGTTATTCCTTTTCTATATCTTAATCTAACCTTATGAGTTAAATCACTATTAATAGTTTCAGCTTGATAATATTCTCGTCCAGATATAGGATTTATACTTGCCCACGTTGTGACTATGTCATTCCATTCTTCTTCTTCTGAATCTAAATTTTGAATCTGAAATGTAATTCTATGATTTAATTTTCCTGGATCCATATCATCACCTACAAATAATTGATTGAATGCATATCCAATATACTTGAAACCATAGGATTAACTTTTGTTTGAGCCGTTACGCTATTTATTCTATTCTCATAAAATTCACCTACTATAGCTAAGACTGCAAATGATAAATCTTCTTCATTGTCAGCTCTTTCCTCACTTAATCCTGTATACTTAAGCACATAATTTTTAGCCATTTTTAAATAATTCTCAAGCATTGAATCATCATAACTATCATCTATTCTTAAGTGTTCTTTAGCTTCAAGTATTGTTATTTCACTCATTTTCAAGTGGCTCACCTCCTAAATTAAGAAGGTGGTATAAAACCACCTTCAAATTATTGAATTTCTAATGCTACTATTTTTTGATGATCTATCACTTTAGAATCTACTTCAATATATCCTACAACTCCAATAGCATGTTGAGTTGCAAATTTTTCTATTAATACTTGAATTTCAACATTTTGTGCAAGCTTAAGAGCTAAACCTTTATAATCTCCATAGAATAATGGTTTATTTCCAGTAGCTACTTCATCAGCTGATTCAGTTATATATACTGGCTTATTTAATAACATCCAACCAAATCCATTAGTTAAATCCTTAGTTAATAAATATTCACCATCAGTAGTTTTTAATTTTCTTAATGATTTAAATGCTTTCTTATTCATTATCCAAGCAGCATCTTTTTGATATACTTCTGGAATTGCCATTTGAACTTCTATTAAATCGTCAGCTGTTATTTTACCAGCACTTTCAGTTGTAATAACATTGGTAGTTGATTCAATACCATCCATCTTATCTTCTGTTCCTTTGATTAATTCTTTTTCTAAGAATTCAGCTATAGCTTGAGCAACTTTTCTAATTACATATGATAGTAAATCAAAATCACTTCTATTCATTAATGATTTAGATACTTTAGCTAAACAACCAACTATATGATTTGTTAACTTTACAGTTTTAAATTTACCTGTTCCTTCTGTTAACTCTGTTAAATCATCAACATAAACTGCCTTTATTGATGATTGAGTTTCATCATATACTGGGAATACTAAATCTCCCCCAACATTATAAACTTCAACCATTTTATAAATTGGTGATAATTCCTTTACTGTTTCAATAATTCTATTTGCAATAGATACTGGAATTATCCCTCCATTATCTGCTATATTTAAAGCTCTTTCTTCTCCTCTTATGAATTTTAAAAAGTTTTCTTCATCAATAGATCTTTGTTCTTTCTTTTTATCCTTAGCTGGAGTTTTGTTTTCTAATGCTCTTGCTTCTTCAATAGCTTTTAAAGTTGTATCAATATTATTTATTTCATTTTTAAGTTCTCCAAATCTTTTATTCTCATCTTCTGAAAGAGCTCTTGTTTCAGCTTCAGCTTTGTTAACCATATCTCCCATTTCTTCAATTAATGCTGCTCTCTTTTCTTCTAATCCCTTTACATCTGTTGGTAAAGCTCTAAATTCTGGTTTTCTATGTTTTCTTGCTATTTTTGACATTATTATGTCCTCCTTATTTATATGACTTTAATTTTAATATTTCTATTTGATTTTTATAAAGTGAATTATCGAACTCTTCAGTTCTATTTTCTTTTTCTTTTTTCTTTTGAGTTTTATCAACTAGAACAGTTTTAGAATCATTACTTCTAGTTTCAGTAATTATCTCCTCTTCTGCTCTCATTTCAATACTTGTCCCAACATAAGCTGGTGTCATTGTATTATCAACTATAGATACTTCAAATAAATCTAATTCTTCTACATATCTACGTTGAAATCCCTCTGTTGTATCTTCCCATTTATCCTTTTCAGAATAAAAACCAAAAGACCATCCTCTTAATTGACCATTTTTAGCTTTTTCAATTACATCTGCATCAGTTACAGTACATATTGCTCTTAAGCCTATTCCATCTTCAAATAACTCTAGGTTCCCTTCTTTAGTTGAACCTAGCTTTCTATTTTTATCATGGTTAAGTAATAAATCAACATTATCATTCTTTTCTAATGATCTCGTAAAAGCTTCTGGTACTATCTGTTCTTTAAACTTCCCCTTAATACTTGGAATAAATCTACTATCTTTACCCGTTGCATTTACATATCCATCTAAAAGAACCCTATCATTCCTTACTTCTATCCTCATCTTTTTCACCCCCTTTCAAGTCTGTTATTTTACTTGTTTTATCAGTATTAGGAGTATAAATTGTATTATCTTTTGTATTAAATAATACATCTTGTAATCCAAGCTTGATAATATCCTCAAATGCTTTAATAGGCTCTCTATCTTCTTCATATCTAACTTCATTAATACTTAGAAAACCATTTTTAATACCTATTTCGTAAGCCTTAAATCTCTTTTCAATATCACCTTTAAGTAGTTCCTTAATATCAAATGCAAAATAAAAAGACTTCTTCTCTTTCTCTAGAAGTAAGTCTCTGTTTAATGATGATAATATTGCTCTTAAAATTGGAAGTATAGCCATCTTTACAAACTTTTCATAATCACTTTCATTAGCTTTTCCATCTCCCTCAATCATTGAAGGTGGCACATTTAATATTTTACATATTTCAATACCATTAGCTTTCTTATTTTCATTTAATTGCATTTCTGTACTAGTACTTCCACTCTCCTGGAATGATAACCCTTTATTTAGTACAATACAATTTTCACTATTCCCTGAATACATCTTGCCCCACTGGTCTTTCAATTCTCTAATAGCATCATCAGTTAGCTTAGAACTTTCTGATTTTATAAATCCTTTTTTATTCCCTCCAGTTTTAGCTAATATATTTTCATATACTAGGGAATTATAAGTTGCAGTCAATAATTTATTACTACTTTCAATTATTCCAGTACCAGTAGCTCCATCTTTAGTATTTCTAAGTATTTTTATAAAGTTATGTGGATAATAAGTTTCTCCGCCTACTAAAATATCATAACTTTTAAATATCGGATCTACATTCTTATTAATAGATACATCACTTTCTTTCACATAATGTAGGCTCTCAATTTTACCCCTATTCTTGTTTATATAAGCATATCCATTACCCATTAATAAATAATCATCAACTAGAGCCTTTTTAAATTGAAAACCATCTAAAGTATCTCTAGTATCATCATTTAATAACTTAACTCTGTTATCATCTAAAACTTGAGTTACTTTCCCATTTTCTTCTTTAAAAAGTTGAATTGGCAAAGTTGCTATAGTATTGCTAACTAACTCTAAACATCCTGCAAGTGTAGGTATATTTAACGCCATTTCTTTAGTTACTCTATCTTCTCCTAGTTTAGCTTGTAATAATAAATCCTCTAATGTTGTTTCTTCAGTTCTTACTTCTTTTTTCTTTCTCCACCACGCCATTTAATCACCTCCTCTCTAGATAACTTGAATAGTACAATCCATTTCTGAATCTAACATTATATCTTCCTGCAATAAATATAATGCATCAATAATACTCATAACTAAGTCTATTTTCCCTTTGCTCTTTTTCTTATTTAGATATTTATTAAGATTCGTATCTTTTGTTTCTCTTGCATTTTCAAAGTTAATCTCCAATAATTTATTATCTAAATAATTAAAGGACTTGCTTAATATACTTTCTTTTAATAATTTAATTGGAGCATGAAGTATTCTACTATGCTGTACTACTTCAACACACTCAATATTGCCTTTTGATTCAAGTTTTTGAGCTGATGATAATGCATTTCTTCTATCATAGCCAAGCTTTACAATTTCAACTTTATATTCTTCTTCAATATTTAATATAAAATCCTCAACAAACTCATAGTCTATAACATCATCACCACATGCATAACAATTCTTCTGTCTAATCTGCTCCTTATAATCAACTTGTTCTTTCTTAGATTTCATTTCAACTCTTTCCTTAGGAACAAATGCCCAACTTTTAGCAATTATTTTCTTAGTATCTTCATCATAAGTTAACATTGATACTGCTGTATTATCATCTGTTTCAGCTAAGTCAACCCCTATATAGACTTCTCTACCTTTCCAATTAAATTTATTAATTTTACATGGTTTTAATTCATCAATAGTTATAAAAGCTTCTCCACTATTAGCTGGCATAAAATAATTCATGCTCTTAGTTAGATATTCTTCCACTAAACTCTGTTGTTCTAATGCTCTATCTCTATCTTCTCTAATTGTTTCATAATTCTCCTCTATTCTTAAAGGATTAGCTTGATACATTCCAATATCATCCCATAGATGTTCTTCTTCAGCATAATATAATAATGCAAATTGTCTTTCATTCTTAACTAATCCATTAAAAACTTTTTTCATATATTCCAAATCATCTTGCATTATTGAATTATCAATTGCATAAGCAGTAGTTGTTCTAAATAACAAAGGATTAATTACATTTTTTTGACCTGATTTCATAGCTGTAAAATTACTATTATCTTTAAAGTTACCATGTTCATCACTTACAAATGCTGATGGTCTAATTGAGTTGTTTTTACCACTCTCGGCAGTTCTAGGCTTAAAAAAACTTTTAGTAATTTTACACTTAACAGGGCCAATTTCTGTTTCTGACCATGTAAAGTGTTTTGCTATTAATGGACTAGCCTCTAATATTTGAACCATAGCTTTTCTTATTTCTGCTGCAAGTTCTCTGTTTAAACATATACTATAAAATTCTGAATAATCTTGTTCTGTAAGCATTAACAATAAAAAAGCTATCCCTACCAATGCAGTTTTAGCATTTTTTCTTGCAATATATAAAGTTATATCGTTATATCTAAACTTTTCTGGCTTATCTTTAAATCTCCATCCAAAAATATTAGCTAAAAAGAAGCATTGAAAGTCTGCTAAATTTTCTAATACTTGTTTTCCTGCAACAAATCCAGTCGCAAAATTAAATAATTTTAATAGATTATTTATTATCTTAAGCTTATCTTCATCAAAATAAAATTTAAAATCATCATTATTTTGCTTTTTTAAATCGATTAAGAACCATTTACATTGAATTATAACTTCTTTGGTTGTTATCTCTTTACCAGCAACAACTCTTTCTGCATATCTAATAGCTCTATCAAGTAAAATCATTATTCCCCTCTAAGAGCTTTAACAACTGCATCTTCTTCAGCATTTTTAGTATTTATATTTATATTAGCTATCTTTGCTCTAGATTGTGGTGATAAACATAACTCATTACAACATCTATAGAAATCTTTATCGTAACTATCTTTTTTAGACATTATATCTTTATTAAATAGTAACTTCTGATTTTTATTTACTAATCCTTCAATGAAATGTAATCTATCAATTGCAATTGCTGCTTTAGTAAGTAAAAATGTATCTAAATTACTTAGAATTTCACTTGCTTTTAATTCATCTACTATAAAATTAAAGAGATAAAGTTGAGTTTCTGTTAAATCCATGCTTGGAACTAACTTATCAGCTTTACCTCTTATTAATTCTTCTTTTTCTATTCTAGTATTAATCTCTTCTTTTGTTTGAGAACATTCAGTTAAAACTTTAGCCGATTTACATGGTCTTGCCAAACTCAACACCTCCCAAAAATTAAAATATATTTTATCTCACGAAAAATATTTCATTTTACAGATTTTTTTTCTTCGTATAAGGCATAGTAGGTGTACAGAAACGCTCCAAAACCCATTTTTTAGCCCCGGGGGGTTAGTAGAAGTTTTTCATCTGTTCTTCAACTATTGTTATTAATTCATCCCTTTTTATATTGTTTTTTTCAGCTAAATGATGATGATACTCACATAAAGTTATTAAATTATTATCTTCTTCTCTTAAATCATAATCTTCTTCTAATGGTACTATATGATGTACTGATAGATTCCTAGAGTTTATTTTTCTTTGGGTATTATATAAATCTCTAATACATATCTGACACATATATCTATCTCTACGTTTTATATCTTCTCTCTTTATCTGCCATGCCTTTGTACTTCTAAACTTATCCTTTTCAGTTATCTTTTTAAACACTTTTTTTATTGGCTTCTTCGGACAAACTATATTAGTGGAATGAACTCTTCCACAATAACAACAACTCTTTAATCTAGCCATAACTACTATTCCTTTATTTATATATCTATACTCTTTGATGCTATTTCTTTCTCTTTAAGCTTTAATGCTTTCTTATCATTCTCCACTTTGTTAGGATCATCTTTCCATGATGCTTTCTTTCTATTGTTTAACCAATACTTTTGAGCATTCACATCAGGCTTTGCATATTTCTTAACCTTAGATATCTTCACATCTTCTTTTACAAGAACAGTTCCATCATCAGTTAATATATCTTCTTTAACTTTTGTAACAACATCCTCATAGTAATGATAGCCTGTACAACATTTAAATAAAGCATCTTCTACTTGCTCATTTCTAGCTTCTTTAACTTCATCTATTGCCTGCTTAAGTTTTGAATTATTATTTTTTTTGGCCTTCCATGCACTTCTTGATATCCCTAAAAACTCAATGATTTCTTTATCCTTACAACCGTCCTTAAGCATTGATATTACTTGTGTTAGGTTACTTTCAATAATTTCATCAACTGACTTTCTTCCCAATTTTTCACCTCCTTTTTGTGGCCATTTCATTTTTCATGGCTTTTTATTTTTTAAGCTTTAATTTTTCATTTTTAAAATTCAAAATAAAAATAGCCTGTACCCATTGAAAATACTAACTTTAACCTACTTTTCTGTTTTTTTATTCAATCAGTAATATAGGTGACGATTACGCATACCATTTTTTTAGTACATATATTAGTAATAATTTTTATTTTATTACTTAAATAAGTACCATTTCTTTTTTTACTGATTTAACCTCTAAACAGTAATTTAATCTTATATTCCCGTATCAGCTATTCTTGCAGCATCTTTAGCCATTTGCTCTTTTAATCCTAAATATCTTTTAGTTTCTTCAATGCTTTTATGACCTAATGCAATTCTTACTGCTTCTAAATTCCCATTAGTTTCTGTATATATCTTAGTAGCATATGTTTTTCTCGGACTATGTCCTGTTATATGCTCTAATCCAATAGCTTCTCCAACTTCTTTTAACTTATCACTAAAAGATTTTTGTGTTAAAGCTTCATTCCCTTTACCTTTTCTACTAGGGAATGCAAACTCTGATCTTTTCTTTCCTTTAAGATATTGTTTTAAATGTTTCTCTAATGCTGGTCCAATTTCTGCAATTCTCTTTTTAGGTTTTCTTCTATTAGGATTTTTAGCAACTTCGCTTTGCCATTGTTTATATTGTTTTTGTTCCTGTATCTCAAAATACCCTTTATCTAATGCATCTTTTATTTCTCCAACTGTTAATGTTATTATGTCTTGCATTCTATATCCTGTTGCTCTAGCAAGTAAAAATAACATTAAATTTCTTTCAGGATATTCTTTGCTTAGTTCAACTAGCTTTTCTTTATATCTTTCATACTTAGAATCTGGAATAGGATTTGCCGAGCCTTTTTCCCACTCTCTTATTTTTTCTTCCACCATTACCTCACCTGCTTAATTGCTCCTCGTGATCCACGCCTATATGAAGAATGATGCATTAACTCTTTAATATCTTTTTCTGTTAGCTTCTCTTTCTTATTTTCACTCCTAATTTTGTTTAGTTTTTCATAACTTTTTGGATAATTTTCTTTTATAATTCTCCCAATACTCATTATCATCCCTCCATTTTGAACATAATAAAAGAGCTGTTATTTCTAACAACTCTTATACTCATTTGTCAATCTTCTTGGCACATCCCAAGGTATTGCACATCCTATATTCCTTTTTAATACTATATCTCCATCTTTTTTAGTTTCATAAAAAGATCTATTCTTTAATATAAAAGTTTTATCACTCATATACTGCTTACTTTCATATTTTGTTATTTTTCTTACTTCATTTTCGTAAAACTTTAAGTGCTTTCTATTTTTTAAGTGAACAGATTTAAATTCTTTGAAGTTTCTTTGTATGCACTTATTTACTGCTGATTTATTTACATTTAACTGTTCTGCAATCTCTCTTGCATTTAATCCATTGCAATATAATTGTTTTACTAATTCTTTATTCAAACCCATTCTCCCTAAAAAACGATATAGTTTACCCCAACCCATTCAAAGTGGACATTTTTTAATTTTAATAAGTAATATCCCTAAGAACTTAGCGTTATTTCCGATTTATTATACAAATATCTTAATATATTTATAAAAAAATAGCACCTTTATTTTTTTTAGTTTATTGACAAACTTTCTTAAATTTAGGCACTATTTTTATACTTATTTATCTTATTTATATATTTTTCTCTTTTTTTCTATATTATTTTATATCCCTGTACTTCTTTTTCTTATTGTTTCAGCTTTTAAAGCACTTATAACAACATGTCCACTTTCCATAATTATTACTGCTGCTGTTTTACATCCATTTGTCGCATCAACTAATAAATCTTTATCTTTAGCATTTTTAATAGCTCTTTTTGAAGGTGCAGCACTTGAACTTACAATTGCAACTATTTTATCAGCATTAACATTATTATCATATCCCAACCCTATTAATTTAGCCATTTTTATCTCTCCTTTATCTATTTCGTAATATTTTTGAATTGCGATTTAATCTTCATATATCCTTCTAATATCTTTTGAAGAAATCAAATTAATTGGGTAACTACTTTCTTTTTCATAACAAGTACACCAAGTTGCTATTAATTCATAATCATATTGGAACTCCTTATCTTCTTCAATAGAACAACATCTATTTACTTTATCTAAAAAAATACAATTTAAACAATTTTCATTTTTATTTTTCTTCATAATCTATCCTCTTTTCTCATTCACAATAATTTCAGTTAATGTTCCTAATCTATTGACTGCTAAATTATAAGCTTCTTCAAAGTTTTTATTTGCTGAACTAATAATATCCTTAAAATCTGTTGAATAATCTGCATAAATAATAGTCCATCCATTCTTCCCTGCTTGAATTATTATTTTATATCCATCTTTGTCCTTATAACATTTTTCTATCTCAATTTCTGTACTTGGCATCATACCCAAAAATCTTTTCATATTCATATCCCCTTTACTTCGTAATAATTTCAAATTACGTATTATTCAATTACCTATATAAACTTTCTACTATTCTTATAACTTCCTCTTTCTCTAAAGATAATCTCTGAATATGAGAGTTTAATTCTTTTTTGAATATATTTATTTCATTTTTTTCAATGTCTGAATTACTTGCAATATATCTTTCAACTAATGGTAATTCGGCTTTTCCAATCCACTTCAACCAAGCACCACAATCACCACAAATTAAAGCCTTTTGACTTCCCCTATCATTAATAAAAACATCTGTACTACCACATTTGGTACAAGCATAACTTTTCATAAAAATTCTCCTTTTACTTCGTAATAATTTAAAATTGCGAATTACTCAACTATCAACTCTTTATCATATTTCATTCGATTAGGTTTTGAATTTATCCACTCTATCGCTTCTTCCTTTGTGTTAAATTTACAATATTCAAAAAGCCCTAAATCCTCATTAATAGTTGTACCTACTGGCAATAATTCTCCCTCTGAATCTACATATACAATCCAACTTTTAAGTTCTTCATCATAAACTGTTGTTGCTAACATTTTATCCATAAAATTCTCCTTTCTTACTTCGAAATAATTTCAGAATGTGTCAAACTTGGACACATTTTTTTGTATTGTGAGTTATTCTAATAATTCTATCTCCTCTAATACAATCTGTTCACTTTCTATATCATACTCTTGATACTCATAAGAAGTCCTTGCCCAATAATCTATAATAGCTATTTTTTTATTGCCTTGTTTATATATCAACAAAGGATATTTTCTACATATAACTTCACAATCTTTATGCCAGTTTTCTATATTGTCTTTAAAATTAGCTATGCTATCACTAAAGTCATCTTTGTCTATAATGTCAACCTCTTTAAGTGTTTTTCTTATCAAATCATTGAAATATTGTGTTGCTTTATCAATACTTTTCTTGTATTCTGTATCACTTTCAAACCCCATCATACATTGACTATATACTTTATAAATTTTCATTTAACCACTCCGTTTCTTCGCATTTATTTCAAATTATTCGTTAATTTAAATCATCAATATATTCTTGTATTCTTTGCATTAAAATATCAAATTCATCTGAACTTAAATTATTTAAAGCATTATCTATTGTGTCTAATATTTTATTTTGATAATCTATTCTATCCATTCTTAAATCCTTTCTAAAAATAATTTCATTTTTATTTGGTACAAGTCATGGTGCAAGGCGTAGTCTGCTTGTACCAATAGGTGCTACACTACCTATTTAAACCTTAAAATTTCAAATTATTATTATTTATTATCTTCCTCTATACTGTCTACTTCTAATCTTGTCCCTTTTCTTCTTAGCTTGGCTCATATTATCATACATAAAGTTGTCAGCTTCTCTTATGCCTATTAATTTTCTTTCCTGTCTTCTTTTTATATCTCTAAATGTTTGTTCAGCTCTTTGCCTATTACTCATATATTCCCATTCCATAACTTATTATTAAGCCAAATGGTGTAATCTCCATCCCATTTGGCTATTTCACTCCTTTTTTAAATATTCATAAATGTTTCTATAACTTCTATAGCTTCATGCTCACATGAATTTATGTGATTAATCTTAGATTTAATCTCTTCAATTTGTTTTAATAAATTCTCTCTTTCAGCGCTTGCCCAGCAATTAACATCTTTAGCACTACTGAAAGCAAATTCTTCATCTACTGTTACTACAGATCCTTTTATGTTATAAAGTCCATACTCTCCTTGAACTTCTCTTTCTATAACTTTAGTAATCTCTTTAACAATTTTCAATTTACTATTCTTAATCTCTTTTTCTTGTATTTCATCCTTATTTTCATCTATACCCTTTTTATTATTAAGATTTTCTTTTAATTCATCTTCAAAAATATACTCTAATGCATCTGCTACTTCCTTATCTGGTTCACCCATAGCATCTTTAATTTTATTTACATTCTCTGCACTTTCCTTTTTCTCAGATATTTTCTTAATATTTTCTTCATCTTTTATAATAGCTTTAGTCTTTTTATAAGTATTTGTTAACATAGCTGTACTAAGAGTGTTAAACTCTTCTATTAGCATCTTTACACTAACTTTTTGATTATATCCATCTTTTATAAGTTCCCTTACTCTCTTTTCAACCTCTGGTGCCATTTCTTCATTGATTTTCTTTATTGCCATATCGTAACTTCCTCCTAAACTTTCTTTTAAATTTTTCATTTTATGTGCGTCATCTAGCATCAACTCTGCGCTTTTATCTATAATTCTTTTAACATCTTCCCACTCTAAGTTTTCAAGTTCTTCAAATACTGCTGCACTAAAACATCTATCAATGGCTTGTAATAAATTATTATTTTCTTTTTTTGCTTCTATTTTCACAAGACTATCTATTAATATTTGTTTAGCAGGAGGCAATGACCTAAGCCATGCCAAAGCCTCTACTTTCTTATTGCTATCTTTCTTCTTTTCTTTTTCTCTAGCTCTTCTTTCTGCTCTATTCATATTTTCCTCCTAAAAAGGTGCATCCCCAAAATCATTAGGAATTTCTTCCCCAAACCCTTCATCTGACGGATTCCATACTCCTGAATTAACTTGATTATTATTTGAGTTGCTACTGCCTATGAACTCAAAATTTTCAACTACGACATCTGTTGTATATCTCTTACTTCCATCATTTGCATCATAACTACCACTTTGTATTCTTCCTGATATAGCAACTTGACGACCTTTTAATATATACTGAGCTATAGTTTCACCAGTCTTTCCGAATGCTACGCAGTTTATGAAATCAGCCTCATCCTTCTTATAATGTCTATTTACTGCTAATGTAAATCTGCATACTGCCGTTCCTGTTCCTGGTGCATACCTAAGTTCTGGTGACTCAGTTGTTCTTCCAATAAGAATTACTTTATTCATTTTTATCTACTCCATTCATCTCTTTTATTATTAAATTACTTGCTTTCTTCATAGCTTCACTTATGCTACATCCTCTTGAATAATAAATAACTGTTAAATAACAAAACTTTTTTTCTACTGCTTCCATAACTACCCTAATAACCTTTTAATTAATTTCTTTCTAATTCTTGGCTTTTTAGTTTTAAGTAAAATTCTTACTAAATACCATTTTTCTTTTTCTATAATTGATGTATATACATAATACTTTTCAACTTTATTTAATTTTTTTAATCCTGAATCACCTTTTTGCGATAAATCTATATTGGTTAATTCAACTGCATCGATATATTTTTCTTCAACTTCGTCAATTGCTCCTGGATCACTAAATGGAATTTCTATATTAGATTCAAATACAAATTCCTGATTTTGAGCGCCATTAAATTTAAACTTAACTTTATTCACAATGGATTTAATCATATTTATCAACATTCTCCCTCACCTTCATTTCAATATAGTTTTTAGCTGTCCATTTTCTTTCCTTAATTAATTTATGGTTATGCTTCCAAAGCTGAAGCTTAATATCTATTCCATCCTTAGTTAACATAATTAAACCTGTTATGCATATTTGAATTACATCAAATAGTTCTTGAGCTAATAAAATTCTATGTTTTTGAGATTTAGTTCTATCATTCTTATAAACTCTGATTTTTTCTATTTCCATTTCACTTTCTTTGACTTCTTGCAATAGTAAGTTTCTAAATTCTATTAAACTTAAATTACTATTATCTAATCCAAGCTTTTCTGATTTATCTAATAAATACATCTTTAAATCCATTTCCTAACCCCTCAATCTATAATTGTTTTCTTTTCCCCTAATCTCAACTATGAAACCTTTTGCCATTTCATAAATTCTACTTCCAATTGCTTCATCAAAACTTAACATCTCTTCAATTAAGTATTCAGTAGAAACTATCAGAGGTAATTTATTAATATATCTATGATTTATAATTTCAAACATTATGTTAATATCAGTTTCATTAACCTTGCCCTTGAATAAATCATCTATAAGTAATATTTCTGCTAATTGGTACTTACCAACTAGATTCTTATAATATTCTTTGTCTAAAATATTCTGTTTTAACTTAGTAATAACATCTCGATAAGGCATGTACACAACCCTTTTACCATCCTTTTTTATGAAATTGTTTGCTAAAGCTATGCACAAATGAGTTTTCCCTGAGCCTGGTTGTCCACACAGCAATATTGAATTATGCTTAGTCTTTTCTATTTCTTTAAATCTTAAACAATAATTTGTTGCAGCACCTTTCATATGTTTGGTTAAATTATTCCAAGGCTCATAGGTTTTAAATGTTTTATCTAAATCATCTGTTTTCAATCCTGATGCTTCCCATTGTTCTCGCACTTTTATAATTTCATAGCATTTGCATCTATCAATAACCTTGCCTGTATCATCTAAAATCCATGTCGTATCTTTACATACCTTGCAATTATATGAGTTCATCTGCTCTTCTTCTGTCTTCATCGCTAAGCTCTTCGAACTCACAGTTTGTTTTGACATTGAAGCTCTTCGAACTCTTTCCAGAACTCCATCTATTATTGAATTTCCCGTTACTATATTGTCCATTTATATTTCCTCCCTTATTTAAATAATTCCCTTCTAACACCTTAGTGAAATTATTAGGTTTTATAAACCAATCAAATGTAATAACCCATGATCTATCATTTTGCCCCTTTAAAAAATCTGAATTATTTATACTTTCTATTGCTTCAATTACTTTTTCTATTCCAAATTCATTAATTCTAGCTTTTAACATTTTATATCTGTTAGTATTAGGTTTAATTGCTACTAACTTAGATAAACCTAATTTATTCCAAGCTTCAATTAAAGGTAGTAATTTATTACTACTTAATATATCTTTAGATATATTATTAATATCTATATCTTCTTCTATATCTATATCTTCTTCTTTTTCTTCTTCTATTGCGTTACTCTCCGTTACTGTATCGTTACTTGTAACGTTACATGGTAATTGCTTTTGATTTTCTCTGTATTTAGCAACTCTTTTCCTAGTTTGTTCTCTTATTCTGTCTAATCCATCTATATTTTGGTGTTCTTCCCACCCTGCTATCTTAATAATATGCTCCTCTAGTTGAATCATATTTAACTTTGCAAATGTAGCTAAAGCTAGTTCTATTAAATACGCATCATATCCAAATTCAGCTGCTAACATTTGTGGAGTATACGGAATATTTTCAGTTAAGAAAATAAATCCACTAGCATTACATTTTCCTGCCTTAGATAAAAGCATTACCCATATTAAAACCATATTATTACCCTCTGGTAATGTTCTTATATACTTTATCTTCGAATTATCAAACATAGCTGTATGAAGTTTAATCCATTTTACCTCTGCCAT